CTTTAGAAGCTACGGCGGTTCCTATTGCTGTTGAACCAATATCAAGAGCGTTTAGCTCTCCTACAACTGCTGTAATACCATCTAAAGCGTTAAGCTCCGCTGCTGTGCTTGTAACACCATCTAAAATATTAAGTTCTGCTGCGGTACTAGTTACACCATCAAGAATATTAAGTTCTGCTGCGGTGCTTGTTACGCCATCTAAGATATTAAGTTCTGCTGCGGTACTTGTGACACCATCAAGAATATTAAGTTCTGCTGCGGTGCTTGTTACGCCATCTAGGATGTTAAGTTCAGCAGCCGTAGAAGTAATAGCTGTACCTGCTAAATCTAAAACATCTGCAAACACTGTACCGTCAACATATACATTACGCCATTGTTGGCTTGCAGAACCTAAGTCAAAAGTATCGTCATCGTCAGGTATAATATGTGAATCAACATTAGCTCCAAAAACTACATTATCAGCAGCGGCATCACCCAGTGTAATTGTTCCACCATTAAATGTAGTTGTCCCTGTTACAGTAAGATTTCCACCTACTCCAACATTACCTGTAGTTGTAATACTATCTATAAAGGCATTTTTAAAATATTTACTACTTGTTCCTAAGTCTAAATCGCTGTCAGCGTTAGGTACTAGTGCGCCATCTTGCAAGACCATTTGTTTTGCAGCGGAACTAGAAACTTCTACATAGAACTCCCAAGTATTACCTGTGGTCAATATTTTATTTAAAAAATCTTGATCACCTATAGTGGGAATATTACCGCCTTCTCCTGATGTGCCATCGTGCCTATGACCTGTAGTTCCACTAGACGCATATGAAAAAGCAGTTAGGAGACGGTTAAATTCTTCATTAAATAACGCAGCAGTAATTGTATCGCCATCTGCGAAACTGCTTTGTCTTACATAACTTGTAGCCATTTTTGTTATCTCCTACCGGAAGGTCTATAATCTATATAGAAGCCGTTTATTGAATAAGGTGCTTTAGTATCCTGACTGAATATTTTAAAAGCAATATTATGTCCACTGCCTTGAACGGCTGTTCTAACCATTGGATCACCTGATGAACCAAATACAGAACTTCCAAAAAGAGAAGCAACACTTCCAAATACTGCTGGAGTTGGTATTTCATCTAAGGCATACAAAGGTGGTTGTTGTCTATCTAAAGAATCAAAATCATATGAAACTTTTAAATTAGGTTGTATTGCCCCTTCAGGTGTAAAAGATATTTTTGCGTAGTGTAAAGATTTAAGTGTACCCGCATCTCCAAAATCTAAATTAGGTGTTTTATATCTAGCATCTACATTTGTAGTCACACCTGCGGGATTAAAAGAGTTACCTTTATTATGGTTATAAACATAACCTGCACTATCACCATGATATATTTGTTCTATATTTGAAAAATCAAATCCTGATGCAAAACCTTGTGCTTGTATACCTATAGTTTCAGACCACTCAAAACCATTAGGAGTTATAGTTCCAATTATACCTTTAGATGTAGCAGTAGTTCCTGTTGGTGCGCTATAAAAAAATCTATACTGTGATTTACTTCTTAGTACTGCACTACTAATAGTAAATGAGCCTATAGATTTTGCTACTGTAGATACTACAGATTGAATTTGCCGTGACACAGAGCCTAACTCTACGTCACCAATTCTATCTGTACCTGCAACTAAACGGAAACCATCAGGACTCAAGAATAATAGATCGCCGCCTATCTCTTGAATACTGTGTCCGTCTAAGCAGCCTACGTTCTTTGTTATAGGCGTTATAGCTATAGTATCAGCATCGTTTATATTAGATAATTTATAAATACTATTTTTACAAAATATAATTAAATCAGCGCGGAAACTTTTTATCCCTACTACTTGATCATCTAACGCAATACTTCCTGAACCACTACTAGTAAAACTATTTATGTCACTTGTACCGCTATAAAATATTGTGTTAAGTGCTGTGGCTGCACCAGCGACTACTAAATGTTTATCATGCACAACACAGAATTTAGGAAAGACAGTACCTGAGACTGTAATCTCTTCATAAAAATAAGTTCTATTAGTTAATGCTCCTGTACCTGTCATTTTGAAAAGAGCAGGTTTAGCACCTGAACCTTTATCAGTAATAATTAATTCACCATATACACTGTTTCCTTCAAATACAGCAAAAGTAGCTTGGGCTTGGGATGTTCTTGCTGCCGTACTACGTCCATTAAATGTACTGTAATTGTCACCACCGCCAGCTACACTAGCTTTATTTATTTGTAACCAACTTTCTCCATCTAAACTAAAATAAATATTAGTTCCTGAACAAGCAATTAGGCCATCCGCATACACAAAAAGCCCTAATATACCATTAGAGCCATTGGGATTTACAGCGTCACTACCACCAAATTGCGTATAGCCATTTATTCTTCTATACCCACCATCAGGATCAACTTCAAAGTTTTCTAGTTCGGTAGCAAAACCGGGCTGCTCTAACATTTGAAACTGATTTAGATTAGTATTTAAGCCACCTTGACAGGATAAACCAAATGCTTGCATAATTAAATAAACCTAATTCTATCATCAGACATAACTGTGGGCGTTGGATGCAGTAGATTTTCTCTCATGCTTTTTAATCCTTTCTTATAATCATCTAAAGCAAAGACTGCCATTTGAGGATTATCTTTAAATTGATGTGTGTAATATCTAGCCTTAGATAATATAACAGTTTTATACACATCAGGAAAAACAATTGCGTCACCATGAGCATCTAACTGTGTAGGTAAGTCATAAGCAAAGAACCAAACTTTATATACTTTATCTGGTATTGGGCTTAATCCAAATTTTCTAGAATCAGGACTTCTAATAACAAATTGAGGTGTCCCACCTACTGCTTGATCAGCATCATCAGCATTTTCTTGTGTACGTCTAAAGTCTTTCCACTTTTCTGTGCTTATAAAATTTAAATTTCTAGACACATAAGGTGCTGTTTCGCCACTAACACCTACAGTTGTAATATAAAAATTATTCCAATCTATAGCACCATAATCATTTACTATACTGGAACTTGCTGCTTTTAATTCATACCACCTAGTTGCTGCTGTAGTTTGAACAACAACATTTCCAAACATTGGATCAGTAGCCCCACTTTCTCCTGTAGATAAGAAGGGCCATTTTGGTTCTTCATTTACTATATCTAAGTATGCTCTATTTATACAATCTTTAGCGTGTGCTTGTATTCCTACAGCACTAGAGAAATTTGAAGCCGTAACAACAATTTCATTCAGCTCACGCAACAGTTCATTTGTTAACTCTAAGAAGGTAGTAGCCATAATTATTTATCTTTCTTTTTAAAAATTCTGTCGTAGTTTTCATCATACTTTTTCTTTCGTTCACGCTCAAAGAAAGAACCTGCAAGACCTAAAGTTTTGCCTCTCTTTTTACTATTAAGCATTACTGGCTGGGCATCTGTTCCGATTTGAGGCATTCTTTGCTCCTTTAAAACAAAAAAAGTAAGGAGGCTTTTTACAGCCCCCAAACTTAAACTAACTAGTCAACGCCATAGAAGGCAGAAACTAACGCATCAGGACGTAGTACTTTGGAACCATATACATGGAGTCCTCGTACAATGTCACCGAAGCTATCAGGATCACGCAACACTTCAGTACTAGTAATAGTCTGAGCTGTCGCTGTAGCAGACATGTGACCAGCAAGAACACGACCAGCAGCGTTTGATGCTGCAGCAATGTTGTTAGTCTTATACATGTCAAAGCCACGCAACTTACCAGATGAAACTAGTCCGTTACGAATTGACCCTTGACCTGCATTGTAATCCACTGAAAGAAGTTTAGAAGAACTTTGAACAAGTATCTCATAAAATTCAGGATTAGCTAGGAACCAACGGCCCTCTTCTGGAACATTAGATTCATCCAGTAGGCGAGACATATGGGATAGTACATCAATAGGATCATGCTCTGAGCTGCCAAAGCCAATATCCAAATTACCTGTACCGTCAAAAGTTCCTGCTGCAAGGTCAGTTGCACTATCAGAACCAAGAATATGATTGGGGCTAGATGCTGATACACCCGCAAGCATAGTCGCAATAACACCTTCATCAAAAGCATCTTTCAGTGCATAAGCAGCGGCAGATGTTGCAGCTTCTCTGAAATTAACATGAGACATGTTAGATTCAATATCGTCTACAATGAATTTGAAAGCATTAGCTGTGTCAACGACAAGATTTACTTCTTGGTCAGTCAACTTAGTTTGCGTAATGTCTGCACCCCTTTCGTAAGTGTAGACAGTAATTTCTGGTTCTTTGATGATCCTTACAGAATCACCGTATGCTGCAATTTCACCAGCATAGTCAGTATTCGTAATTGCTTCCGCAACTGAAGACTTCCTAAAAAAGTTTAGAACTTGTTTAGAATAGACTGCTGGTAAAAAGTATGAGTTAGTTTGTCCAGCTACTGAGTTACCAAAGTTACCATTGGTGTCAGTACTCTGTTCAAAAAACTGGTCTGATGCATTATAAGCCATGATTATATCTCCAAATAAAAAACAATTTTACCGGATTCTGCCCTCTTCTAATGCTTGATTAATCTCGTCTGAGTATTTATCAAAATCATTGAGGGACATCCTCTGGATTTCCCGTTGTGTCCAGATTTTAGGAGCTTTAGCATCTACAGCCGTTGTTTTGGTTGACACCATATCAGCGGCGTTGCCAGCTTCTTTCTGTCTAGACTTTTGTTGTTTCGGCTGATTAGCACCCTTTTCCATTTTATAAAGATCAATAGCACGACTAGCTAAACTAGCATCATTATTATTAGCATAAACCCACTGTTGTATTGCTTCTGGTTGTTCTTTCGCCCAGTTGTGAAAATCATCATCACCCCTTATATCTTCAAAATCAGGATGCTTTCTCTTGAGTTCGGACTCCGCTTCTCGTTTTAAGAGATCAGTTTCACGCTGTTGGATAACCGATAGTTGTTCGCGTAACTCTTGAGTTTGACTTTCACTTTGCATATGAGCGACAGATTCTACAGTTTCATACAAATCTGGATTTGATGCCTTGAACTTCTCTAATTCTTCTAAAGACTTTGGAGCTTTATATGCAGGAGCTTTAGAGGCTGCGTCTGCTAAAAGTTCTTGTTCCTTTTGTTTGAATTGAGAAACTCTTTGGTCATAATGCTTTTTTAAATCGTCATATCTTTTTTTATAATTTGCACCTTTAGGCTTAGTGTCAGGGGTTCCATCTGATTCTTCATCAGTAGAAGTGGCCTGCACTGATTGTTGGGTTTCATAAAACAAACCATCTGCGTCACCTTTTGATGGTTTATCTGGTGTGTGCCAACTTTTCTTTGCGTTATAAAGGTTAGGTACTTGTTCTTCCATTTGTTGATCAGCCATACTTTTCTCCACGGGGCTTGTTGTTTAAAAGGTAGCCATAACAATAAATTACTTGCAAATAATTCAGTACGGGGCTTTTACGTCAAGGTCGCCGTTATCGTTTACTTATATTTAAACTCGGCATTTGATTAGAAGATAACATTGATTCTTTTATATTATCTTCTTCATCTGCTTTGTTTTTCTTCATTAAACCACCATCATAGGCACGTTCAGCTTCGTCCATCATACTTTGAAGCGACCCCGCACCTATTTGATCAGTGGCTTTTTTAGTGACTACAAATTCACCTGCAGATAATCTAGCAGGTATTGAATCTGAAGTACCATCTCCGGGGCCGTCAACTGGCCCGTCTCCCGAAAATTCTGCTGCTGTATCAACAACCTTATCAAATATCATACTAAGTTGTGGATCAGACTCTAAAGCATTCATTAAATAAGATTGCTCTTCTTGTTCTAAAGCTTCAGTCATTACAAAAT